GTACCATTGCTTTTAATATATTCTAATTCCTGTTGGTCTGCCTGCTCTACCATATAGCAAATTAAATTCACGATATACTAAATAACCTAAAGCATCGTTCATGTGATCATATCCGTTCTGTTTGTCTGGATCTCCTGTTTTTTCATCGTAGCTTTGCAACTCAAGGCACTCAATTAAACGTGAACAGTGGGCATAAATCGCCAAACGTCTTTCCCCTTTGCCGTTCTGTAATAACGCATTGACGGTTGCAACTCTATCTTTGACAAAGGGATTGCTTTTGAGAGCCATTGAACGGAAGCCGTAACTTTCGAGAATTGCGATGTCTGTCTTTGATGCATTGATCGTTGAACGTGCTGAACCACTTGCGTCTGGGTAAACTAATATTCTGTTTGAAGGGTAGCGTCTTTTTATCTCTTGTGCCAAAGCATCAGTATCTTTTTGTTTTGATATTTCATCTATAATCACTAGCTTTTGACCATCTCTAACACCTATAACACAGTTGCAATTCATAACATTAAAATCCACACCCGCAAGCAAAGTTTCCATCTTTGTATCAAATGGGATTTTATCTATAACATGATCTTCTCTGGAGAATCTATTATAGACCTGACCACTGGTTAAATTAACCCATTGACCAAGGAGGTAAGCTTTTATTAACTGCGGTGGATAATTCTCTTCAAGAGATTGAATAAAATTTTCTGGTAAATATGGATTATCTTTTGTCTTTGCTTGTATTAATCCTGTATCAGACTTTTTATTTTTTTCAAATGTCTCAAAAGCCCAGCCATGACCTTCTGGAGTTGTTGTTGCGTAGAACTGCTGAACATTACCAGACCTTAATCTTGCAAGTGCCATATTCATCGCTTGTTCTGCTTCTCTTTTTGGGATAGTATCTGCTTCATCAAATCCCACCGCACAAAGGTTTTGACCTCTTAATCTTTGATATGTAAGCATTGTCCTTAACAAGATCGTATGAGTACCTTCTTTAAATTCCAAAGTAAAAGATGGTAAAGGAGATGCTCTATAAGAAAAAGGTATTTGCCATTGATCTAACAGTTCATTCATGGTTCTTACAAGAATATCAACCAACATTGCATAAGTTGGTTCAAAAAGTGCGGAAACATGACCAACATTTAACGCTGCTAATATGCAAGATTTTGAAATTAAAGCATGAGTTTTTCCAGCACCAAAACCACAAACTAAAGCAAGTTTTCTATGGTCAAGATCATCACAGAATTTTGATTGATGTGGCAATAAATCTTGAGATATGCGATCTATAGCTTGTGCTGTTGTCGGTAAATCATAAGCACCAATTTGGTATAAAACATTTCCAGCTTTTGCTGTATCTAAAATACTCACGACACAATCTGTGCTAATCGGGCTGCTGTGTTGATAGCACCTAAGGCAATATGTAAATGTCCTTTTTCTCTGGCTT